GCTTTTTTTTTAAACCGTTGCGCTTACGCAACAACCGCTTGCCCAAAAACCTCGAGTTAGAGTAAAACCCCTGGCCTAGAGATCTCCAAATCCTGGAATTTTTGCGCGGCAATTTTTTTGGGCTACTAAGACCCCGGCCTGCGCCCCTCCTTTACTATCCTTTACTAGTCTGCTGTATGCATGAGCCACTGCCCACGTTCCATTGGAAAAGTATAGTGGTTTTAGCCCCGATCCAAGTATAACTAACCTCTGACTCCCCGGTAGTCGCTATGTTAGGATAGTGTGTTATAGCATCGGGCACACCCAAACTATTGTTAAAGCTGGGCGTAGTCATCTTACTCAGTGTGTCCACTATTTGTGCATTACAAGAGCTGACTGTTATAGTAGCTCCGCTCGGTAACTGTAGACCATTGCCCGATCCCCCACCACCACCACACCCTGGTAGTAGTAATACACCACCCAGCAGTAACAGTGATATTACAGTCCACAAGTATAGAGCCAGCAGTATTTTACTAGGAGGTTGTTGTTGTTGTTGTTGTTGGTGTTTGTCGTTTATGTTGTTGTTGTTGGTGTTCATACTATAGAGTATAAACAGCCCTACACGCTAACACAATCCATTTATTACGGTTGTTACTTGAGATTACATATTTTACGCAGTGGGTTACACAGCACACAAATCCACACCTGTGCTGGTACAGATCTGAGATTTAAAAATTTTTGCGCAGTATTTTTTTGGTACACTATATAGAGGTCTGCTCTACACTATAGGCTATATATTTCCAAACTCTATTTAAATTGCGATTGGTTGCGGGTATACTCATATTAGAAAATAGTTCACGTATATGTGCTTTGATCTCATCTTCGTAGTCTTGTACTGTACCTTCAGGGTCATCTGCTAGTATATCCTGTACTTCTTTACTGACTCTATACTGTATCTCCACTATACGTGCGTTTATCTCACTGGGCGAGAGGAGTTTACTTGTTTCTCTACTGTGATAGTAACCTCCTGGCTTACTGGTCAGCTTAGGGCTTTTTTGACTAATTTTATGAGTGTCCAGAGCATGTCTAAGCTCATGTGCCAGTGTTTGTGCTATGCTGGCGTCATCTTTGTCCTTGATCAGAGTTTGATTGTAGGCTATAGCAGGCTGGGGATAGTCCTTGTTTATGCCCCGGGGTAGGTGAGCCGCTGTTTTAGTCGGGCTCAGTGGTCTGAGTATTATCAGCAGATTGTTGATGTAATCAGGCAGGGTGTTTGTGGGTACTAGGGCGTTGAGACGTTGTGGGGCTAGATTTTTTGTATTTTGATTCTTGCGTAGATATCGTGTGAGTATAGTGGCCACACGCTGTAGCTCGTGATCTTCTTGGTGGGATTCTCTGAGAGCGGTGATGTGTGCAGGTTCTAAGTCAAATATACGCATATAATGGGTGGGTAAAAATTTTTACCGTTCTTGGCTTCGCCGCGCTTCGCGTCGGACAGCACTTGGATGGTTGTTCTTAGGAGCCTTGAGTGTTATGTCAACTAGGTCTTGTACTGTGTGATAATTGCCCATGTCTCGGGGCATTCTCAGTCGAAATTGTTCTTCAATCTCCATGACTAGATGTAGTTTGTCCAGGCTGTCTGTGCCCAGGTCACGATCAAAGTCCGAAGTTGGGGTTACAGTTTCTGGACGCAGTCGCAGTTCTTGAGCTATGATAGTTAGAACCTGATCTGGTGTGGTTGTGTTTTGAGTTTCTATTTTCATATCTATATTATACACTAGGTTTTTGAGTATTTCAACAGTGTAGAGTGGTCAGTGAGGTCAGGGTGCCAACGGGGGTTGGTCATGTAGCTCCAAATTGATCTGAAGCTGTTGCGTAGCAGTCCACTTCGGCGTTCCCACAGTATGGTGCGAGCGTCTTTGATCATCTTCCACGTTGAACCTCTTTGTGGGTCGGCCATGAGTAGTTTTAGGGTGTTGCGGGCCATGAAATATGAGTAGTAGTACAGTACAACTATCATTGCCCATCTACGAGTAGAGTTGTCACCACCTATGAGGTTCCATACATCGACGCTGACTGACTTGTGCTCGATTTCTTCAATACTGTGCCAACGCCACACAGATTCAAAATGTGGGTGCATGAGTTTAAATGATCGTCGATATTTCAACATCAGCTCTGCATTACGGGCAGTGATGTGCTCCATGGCTATGGTAGCGGCCAGGCAACTACGATCACCCCATCGTGCTCTCATCTTGACCCAAAAGTCTCGCATATCGTCTTCTATGGCCTGGGCTGGTAGTCCTTGACGGTCCAGCCAACGATTGTACTGGGTATGCTGATAACGATGCCAGTTTTCCTGGCGGATAAACTCTGTGACATTGGCGTGTAGTTGGGGATCTCGGCTGATTTCATCTTTGTAGACCATGAGGCTGTCTATGAAGAATTTCTCACCGTCGATAAAACTCGCACCCAGTGCATTCATAAAATGTGAGTAGAATGGTGAGTCGTTGTACCAATGTGCGGGTAGGTCTGGTTGAGTCCAATCTAGTCTAAGTTGATGGCTGGTAAAATCTGGGGACGACGTTGTCGTTGTTGTTGTTGTCATAGTACATATATTTAATAAATATTTTCATCATGCGTATGCTCTATGATCGCTACCCTGAACTACCTTATGTAGCTTCTGCACCGTGGCCATTGGTAGAATTAGAGTCATCACCTGGGCAGTGGGATTGGGTCAACAGCATGGGGGTAGTGGAAACATGGTTGACCAACTCTGTAGGGCATCATTGGGTGCGTTGGTGTTGGAACATGGCCGCAAATGATCGCATTGAAATTTGCACGGTACGATTCTTGCAAGAAAAAGATACTACTATGTTCTTGCTACGGTTTGGACAATGATATATACAGCTGAGCCAATTCATTTAGAGCCAGCGCATAGTTAGAACCTACCTTGACCGCTATGCCGCCTTTCGATTGCCACTCATTACAATTGCTGGTACGGTCATCTACTAATATATCTCCAGGTTGGCAATGGTACTGTTTGTCTTCTGAATAAGGTCCGAAGTGTACACGTATGTCAGGGAAGTATTGGTTGACCCAATCTATTTTGTCATGAAATACATGTGGCATTTCATTATTAGTAGGAATAGCCGTTAGCATATACAGTTCCCAACCGAGAGTGTCTCGAAATCCTCGTGCTATGGCTGCCATTTCATATGCTCGAGGCATCAAGGGCAGATCTCGATAAAAATGGGGATGGTTGCGTATCTTGTTCCATTCTTGCTGGGGCCATTTTTCAGGAACGGCTTCATCTTTGGGATGACAGATAATTTCACGAGCATGTGTGTTGAAGTCAGCAAGGACTCCATCTAAATCTAGATATATTGTTGGCATAGTATTTTATATTATACGCTGAGATCTTGGCTATGTAAACGATCTATGAGCATATTGATACCATGTATAGTATCATCATTACGCAGACTCTTATAAACTAAATTAGGTATTGAATATTCACCTTGAGCTGTTTTAAGTCCCATCTTACGATAAGTTCTCAACAATGTAAGTGCTCGACGGCAAGAGTGTAGGTCACCAGTTTTAATTGCGTGTTTGAGTATTGTATGCCAAACACTGACCCAATGTTTGAGTTCTTTTTCGTCATACTGGGGTTCTTGGTATTGAGTGGGTTCTTTGATCCAACGGTTATGACTTACACTATAAACACCTGCACTGACTGCCGGACGATCTGCATCTTCGACATACAGCTCCACAGGTATGCCATGTATTTCTAAATCGTATTGGCGCTTGTACAATGTGCGTTTGGTATCAAACAATTCTTCTGCTTCGCGATCACAGGATATTTTGCTGTAGTCCGCAATCAGGTGTAGGTCGATATCGCTTTTAGATGTGTAATTGTAGTTTACATTACCGCCCGTGATTACAATATCTACTAGATTAAATGGTACTTCAACGAATTCACGGAAGTCATCGGCCATGCGTAGTAGTGCACCGCGAACTTCGCTTTTTAATTTATTATTGTCCCATAGTTTGGGATTCAATTCAGTATGATGTTCAATAGGGGGAGCAAACTCGTTTAGATTCATGGTTAGTTATTTATACGGTTAAATAATCATTGAATATGACAAAAATACAAATTACTCCCGGGCATTTGTTAATAGCAAATCCCAATAACCCTAAAGATGACCTTAGCCGTAGTGTCATACTGGTAGTATCTCACACCTATAAAATGTCAGTAGGACTACAGATCAACAATCCTGTAGAAGACCTCAATCTTAAACTTGTAGCAACAGGGTTAGGCATGGAATATCATTATAATGATCCTATTTTTTACGGGGGCGGTACCAATACACATAAAATTCATGTAGTACACTCATCAGATTGGAAAGGAATAAGTACAGTTCAATTAAATGAAGAGATATCAGTTACTAGTGATGTATGTGTGATACAGGCCATAACTGACGGAACAGGTCCAGAATTTTATCGTGCCTGTGCCGGTTATTGGGTATGGAAAGATGGAATACTAGAAACTCAATTAGATCCTAGAGACAGAACAGATCCTCATAAATGGGAAATTACTCCTGCCAGTAGGGAAAATGTATTCAACGATGAAGGACCTGATCAGTGGCGTTATGCTCTAGAAGACTGTGCACGATATCAAATCAGTGAATGGTTTTAATCCTTTTCAGAATTCATATTATTCAACATATTGCGTATTAAAGGTGCTCCTCCAATAGGAGCACTTTTGCTTTGTAGTTTACTAAAATCAAATCCTGTTGTAGTTTCTTCAGTGTTGGTACTTACTACGCTGGTACGTTTGAATGAGTTTGTAGCATTGCTAGTTCGTTGTTGGTTGAAACTACCTTCGGATTCTTCTTCACCTAGATCACTGATACGCAGAGTATCCATATTAAATTCTAGATCAACCTTTTGTCCTACACCACTACTTGAACGTGTCTTCATAAACTGAATTTGATAACGTCCACGTTCCTTCATAGCACGGCTGGTAAAGATACCTATAACATTATCTGCTGTCATAATCTTACTTAAACCGCCCGAAATATGACTGTGATCAAACTCAATTTCTTCCACTGCTGAACGATTTAACTGTGAAGCAGTTACTGTTACGCATTGTGTTTCCATAGCCAAATTTCGAATCTCTTCCGACACATATTTGTCTTTTACAAACAAATCGCTGGGCGAGACCTTCACAGATAAAGGCATCATTAAATCGAGGTAATCTATTAATAAAACGTCTGGTTTCACGCCTTTTTTGACCTGATATTCCTTCAAATAGGCTCGAATATCGTTACAATTTTTCCCACTGGGCATATACTTGACTTGTAGGTTTCCTGCCTTTTTACCCAGCATTTTAACCTTTAATTCTACGTCATCTATGCTTCTAAAAATCTCTCTAGTACTAATACCTGTGGTCATAGAATCCAATCGCATACTGACCAAACCTTCACTTAACTCAAATGTTAAGTACAAAACGTTCAATCCTGCAAGTGCCCAGTTTACACCTAGATTAGCTAAGAACAAACTCTTACCACCACCCGAACCTGCACAGAATATATTCAATTCACCGCGGTTAAATCCACCATACAATTTCTTATCAATACTAGGCCACCCTGTGCTAATCTGTCCATTACCGTCTTTGAGTTTAGTAAGACGTGCTTTAGGATCTTCAAAGTAATCAGTGCCCATGTCTTTGTTCAAACTAATTTGAATAGCATCTTTGATTAGCTTTTCTACCGGACCGTAGTCTCCTGCTTCTAATAAATCACTGCTCTTGATAATTGCACGTTCTAATCCTTTGTGTCGACTAAAGTTTTCAAATTCATCCATGAGCCAGTCATAGTTTTCTTTGGGCAATGTCACCGGATTGAAATCACTGCGACAAGATGCGTTAACAATCTGAGCCTCGGGCATGACCTTATATTCATCTACATATTTGGTAATAAATTCAGCCGCACCCTGTAGCCTTTGATCAAAATTTTCTGGATCAAATATGTTTTGAATACGTATAAATGTTTCTGCATCACTTAAGAACATTTCTAGATACAGTTTCTGCATCTCATAATCATAGTTTGGTTTATTCATTGAGTCCTTCTAATTTTTTCTTTAGCAAATTTATTTTTATCTCTCCTGCGACTTTGTAGTGCAAGATTGTGGCCAGTACATATAAGCGTCCATATTTCTTTACAGCATCTGCTACATCTTTTATGTCATCACCCCAAGGTGGTAAACTCACCGACCAATTATTCTTTATTGCAGAGTTTAATATCTTGGCACCTGCACGATCTCTATCTGGTACAACAACGACTTCTCGGCCTAATGTATTCAATCTTAAAATTTGAGTTTCATTAGGATCGTTGTGCATGATAGCACATCCATCTACTGCAATAGCGTCAAACTGACCTTCTACTACTATAACATATGCCCTGTCGTTTGTCTGTCTATCTAAATTAAATATATAACCTGGCTGTGCGTCTGTAAGATATTTCGGCTTACCATCTGTAATCTTACGACCTGTGTAACCTACAATTTTACCATCATGGTAGAATGGAATAATAACACGATCTGCATAACCAGGAGTAGGTGACCACATCCAGTTGTACCAATCAAGTTCCATACCTCTACTCAATATATATTCTACAATCTTAGCAATATCCTTAGTTATGCCGAGATGATCAGCAGTAGCAATCCATTCTATTACTGACAAGGTTCCTTCTGGTAAATGCTTTTCAGCTAGTTCAAAATTTAAAGGTTTCTTTAGAACAGGCTGATCATCTTTGATCTTTAATGCTACTAGATTCAATCGTCCTAGATCTACATCATTCATTCCTAACCATTTGAATAATGTCTTGGTATTCTTACTGAGTAATTTGCCAGGACTCCAGCCTGCTTTGAATCCACAGTTGAAACAATGATAACTCCAACCGCCATCTGGGCTAGTCATTATGCCACCACGTTTGCGAGTGTCTCTGGCTTCACCATTGTTATGACAACAGACTGCATCAAAACTAGTCCAGCCACTTGGAGTAGATTTACGCTTCGGAGGCAAGAGTGTTAATAAAGCAGATTGAATATCATTCATCTACTAAGTTTAACTTCTATAGAGTACTTTGTCAAAGGTTCCGGTAGTATTACCCATAAAGTCTAGGGTAGGTTGATACATTATTCTGATATAAGAAAATATACCGTTGAAATTTTTATAATCAATACCGTTGTATCCATTATATGTTAATGTGGCAATGTTTACATATCTTCCAAAACTTTGTGGGCTGTTATATAATGTACCTTGTATTGTCACTGTTCCTATATAGTTTGTCATATACATAGCTACAGTATGGAGAGCTGTGTTGCTGTTATATTCTGGATAAGCATAGACATTACCACTGAAATATTGATAAGCGGTAATAGAATCATTGTAGACTTGATTAAATGCAGTTATCTCCTGGCTAGGTTGTAGTGCAGGGTATGCATCTTGTTTAACTTGTATTTGACCGGCTACATCATAATATGTGTTAGAGTAAGTCGGAAGATAAGTGCCATCGCTGGGATCTTGATACTT